TCCATGTTCATAGCGGCCGGCGAACTCATTACGCATTTCACTGCGAATTTGTTCTCTTGCTTCATTTAACTTTGATTCCCAAGCTTCATTTAAAGCTTGTTGGGTATCCTCGTTAATGATTCCACTATCAACTAAAGGTTTAATAGCGTCGAACATGGATCATTTCTCCTATTTAAGTTTCAACTCTTTAATTAATTTAGTGACTTCTTTTTCTAGGTATTTTTGTACCTTTTGGTCTGATTTAGCTTCCTTGGCCATTTCCATCAAATGATGACCATGACGCATATTTCTTACACCCTCATATACAGGTGTAGGATATGCATTAGGCGCACTGGGTTGTGCTACTATATCTACAGTTACTATTTCAAAGTCACTGACCTTTCCATTACGATCAACATTACCCTGACCGCGACTAGAAACTCCTAATTTTACTCCACTTTCCAACATGGCTCGTACTAAATTGCCCATTGGTGTAGGTAAAATTTGTAATTTGCCAAAACCGTTTGGACCATCCATCCACATACGCTTTATATTTGCACACACACGATCTAAATTAATCTTTAAATCTTCTGGATGATCCACTTCACCTAATACACTAAATCCTTTACGAATTTTGTCATTAATGCTTTCAACAGCTTTGGAAATTTCTCTTACTTCATATACCCTACCATTCTCATTAAGGACGCCTCCCTGCAAGCAAATACCTTCCATAAATAGGTTTTTGCCTCCTCCCGAAGGGGCATCCTCAGAGATAACCTTCATCTCTGCTGTATCAAAACTCAAGTGTTCTCTGAGGATATGCATGTTATTGCCTTATTTTGCTAGTGGGCTACGATCGTTTACTGCACCTTCTTCACCACTCTTTGCTGCAGGTGCTTTTTCTTTATAAGTGCCAGAATTTCCACCTACGCGGTTCTTCCACTCTTTAGAATGCTTTACTTCCCCTCTGCCTTTAGCATATTCATTCTTAGGCTCGGGAATCTGCTTGTTGTCTGGATCCTGCTCTGTGCCACCTTTTACAATATTTGCAGTGGTGCCACCCATGTCATTCTTACCAGCAACAATAGATTTCTTGTCTACACTTACCGATCCGCCTTTACCTACTTCATGGCCTTCACCTTTGGCAGGCTCTTGCTTATAAATGTCGCCTAACTTCTCGGTGTATTCACGAAGACGAGCAGCTTCACTCATGTGCTTTTTGTCCATAAGTTTTTGTTTTTCTTTAGCCTTAGCTTTCATTTTCTTGGCTTCTTGAATAGCTTCTTCGTCATCTTCTTCATCAGCATCAGCTTCTTCGTCAGCATCAGGTTCCTCTGAATCTTCCTCAGAGTCATCGCCCATGTCCATGTCATCTTGACCATTAGAATCTGCCATTAGTGCATCAAACTCTGCTTTTAATTCATCTAATGCATCTTCTAGATCCATAACACGGTCTTCCATGTCATTATCACCACCCATACCATCTGTATCCATTTCCATGTCAGCGTCCATTTCCATGTCGCCATCCATTTCATCACCAGAATCTGGGGTCATATCAACATCAATTTCCATGTCATCTTCAGCTTCATGAACACCATGTTCGTCGTGAGTGACTTCATCAACTAAGCTAGAAACAGGATCGCCGCCCATTGTTTCTTCGTCCATGATTGATTCATAAATTTCGCGGCTTTTTTCAACAACGATCTGATGGAATAATTGACGAGCTTTGTCTTCCTCATCGTTGATGATATATTCTATTAATTTTTCATACTTTGACATATTCTTTCCTTTTTAAGTTATTAAAGGGCACTATCTGTTTTTATTTACAGATATTATAAAAAAAAGAGCTAAAATAGCTCTTTTTTAGGGGTTTTTGTTTTTTATAAACCCAAACCTGGTGCCGCGGCAGGCGGTTTATACTGTTTACTTACTTTTTCTAAATATTTGCCATGCTCTATTTTACGAACATCATTTACTGTGCGTAACTTTTTAATACGAGTTAAAGTTAATCTAGTGCGTCTAGTTTGTTTAGGTTGAGTAGATGTTTGGTCATCTTTCTCAGTTCTATAACCATACGGAGTAGGCTCAAATATTTCAAATAAATTCATAATGTTATTTATTAAATTTGTGGCGGAGTTGCTGCCGCTGCAGCTCCTGCGCCACCTGCTGCAGGAGCAGGTGCTGTTCCTGGCACTCCGCCTGGTACTGCTCCTGGTATTTCTGCTCCAGGTGCTGGAGCTAATGCCCCTAAATCAGCACCTATTGCTCCTGGAGTTATACCTACACTACGCAATCCAGCTTCAGGAGCAGGAGCTTCCTCAATATCGCCTTGCTCCTCTCTCCACATACGCTCATTTTCTTTCATTTCTTCTTCAGATAATCCTAAGAATCTACTTAATAAGAAGCGTTTGCTCATGTAAGGCACTTGCTCTAACTGTGCATAACTGTTAATTCTTGTTGTATCAAGCTCAGCTTGACGATAACTTGCAAAGTTTTGCGGCTCATTAAATCTTAATTCAAATATGGCACCATCAATGTTTATACCACGCCATCTCATAAACATTTTGAACTCTTGGTCTAACTTCTGAATGACCATTTTTTGTAATCGCATACAATATTGGTTAAATCGCCATTCTTGAATCAATGCATTACCTACTTTACCATCATTAAAATTATTGCCGTCTAACCCAGTATCCATACCAGTGGGTAAATAACTAGCTGGAATTCGCAACCCTCTAAATAATTTATTGGTAAAGAAATGCAAATCTGTAATTTCACCTAGATTTTGTCCACCTTGTAAAATCTCAACACTACTACCTCTACCACCTTCAGTAATAGGGAAAAAATAATCTTCATTAGTGGATAGTGGATTATAAGTTGCATCCATCATGTTTTGTCCACCACCAGTCTGAGTAGGTATACGGCGTTGACTGATCTCATTTTTTACACGCTCAACAAATGCCATGGCCATGTGACTGGGCATATTACCTACATCTATTTTAAACATTCTACGCTCTGGTGCTCGTTGTATCCTATAAATTATAATTGCGTCTTCAAGTAATTCTTTTTGTTTGAATACCTTAAACACATTTTCCAAAACACTATTACCAAAAGGCCAACTGAAGTCTAATCCTTCAGTCAGACTAATATGTACAACATGTTCTGCATTAATTGTGCTTTCATTTTGTGCATTGCTAAATCTAGAACCACCACTATACGGAGTTTTAGGTTGTATATATGCACCACTAGGCCCACCAACTTGCGGATGATTTACACTAATATCTGTAGCATTTATAGTAGTAGCAGTTAAGTTCTCGAAATTAGGCCCTATGTCTTTTACAATATATTGTTCTGGTTTTTTGCCTTCAGCTTCATTTACAATAACTTTTGTGACTTTACTCATTTCGACCCAATACAATTTAAATGTTTCTGGGTCTCGTAAAAAGACTTGATCACCGTATTTTATTGTATTTCTAAATATTTTAAATACTCGTTCGTTAAGTTCATTTAGTGTACACCACTGTGTTAATTGTTCTTTTATGATCTTAACTTCATTGTCTGTAGGTTGCTCACGCCAGAAAAATTGAAATGGACTACCATTTTCCTGACTGGCTTGTGTACTAAATTCTGATAGAATATCTAAAGCTGCGTTAATCTCACTATCCATGTCCATTTGTTCATATTGATTATAACGCTCAATACGATTTGGATGCCCAGTGTATACCTCTGGCAAATTACTTTGATAATTTTTAAACCCCATATTATTAGGCTGACCGCCATTTACTGGGCTCAAAGTGCCTGCTGTATTCACAGTACGAAAATATTTTTTCCAGCTCATAGTATATTTGTCTTTATCGTTTATTTAACCTAATTAGGCAGTTGCGTGGTAAATGCGTTCTAAATAATCTGAATTGTCTTCAGTTGCACTTAATATTTCTTCTAAATACTCTCTTTGTTGTTCTAGAATCCTTAACATTGGGTCAAAATTAATATTTAAAGGTATAGAACCTCTAGCTAATGGGATAACTGCTTCAGGTTGATTATTCTCACCTACTATAGTTGGCTCAGTGGCAATACCACCTTCCTGCTGACCCGGGGGATTATTGGCCTGTCTCTGTCTATTAATTGTTGCAATCTCTGTTCTGAGTTGGATTAGTTGTCTACCAAATTCAGCTTCTTGCGCTGGATCAGTCTCTTGTGTTCTTACTTCGCGTAAAGTAGTAATCTTTTCTTGTAATTCCGCAAGTCTAGCGGTAAGTTGTTCTTCGGACATACCAGCTACAACACCACGCGGTGTTGGGGGTAATGCAGCTGGTGGCCGCTGCCCACCAGATCCATCAAAAAGAATTTCTATAGTTTCTTTTAATTTATTTTTAAATTCCTTTAATGCAGGTATTACCCCATCACCCCTGATTATTGCGTTTGCAACATCGGCAATGCCAGATTCAAATTCTACTAGTTTTGTAGATATTTTGTCCACAGCTTGAATTATTGTAGGCAGAGTTTGTATATTTTTTACTGCCAAGTCATCTAATTTTGCTTTTAATTCATTTTGTATTTTTATAGAATCTGCTATAGTTCTCTCAGTTTGTCCAGGTCTGCCTGCTCCCTCTGCTTCCTGTCTTACTCTGTCAAGAATTTTATCCAAATTTTCAAAATTTACTATAAATTTATTAAAAGCGGCAGCAACTCTACCCTGCATTTCTACAACAGGCCCACCAACCTTACTTGCCGCTAGCATATTCATTCCTTGTTGATCTAACATTGATTGTTGTGCTCTTAACGCCGGACTAAAATCTTGGGCAATTTTTCCAATAGATGTTTTGAACTGCTCAGTGGGCTGTCTTATAGTGCCCAACATAGCAACACCCATATCAAAAAGTTCTCTATTATTAGTAGCAAATGTTATATTTTGAGCATTTATCATTTGTCCATTGTTTGCAAAATATTCCTGCATTGCAGCAGAAAAATCAGCCCCAAATTGATCAAAAATTTCAAATACACCAGAAGCACGAATCCTATCTTCCTTTTCTAATTTGTCCATAGCCATCTGATAAGCTGCAACTTCTCTGCGTCTTTGTTCTGCCAGTCTTTGTTCACCAGCATTGCGACCTGTAATTTCTGTTAATTCATTTTGCATTCTTATATATTGCCTTACTGCTTCAGAAGTTGATCTAGAATCATTCAGTTCGTTTCTTCCTATCATTCGCTGTAATGCAAGATATTCTGTAGTACTTTCAGCTAAAACACCTAAACTTCCTTTCATTGCCAATAATGCAGGATCCAACTCTCCCACTGTTCTAGTTAATTGCCCAACAATTTTCGCACTTTGACTAATACTAGCCCCATATCCTACTAAATTTTGTACATTGGCTGTTATAAATCTTCCAAATTCTTGCAAATTAATCCCTGCACCTTTAGCTGCATCTGTTAGCTGTGCAATAGATCCACCAAAAGTTGCACCAGATTTAGATAAACTTTGAAATGTATCAGTAATAATTCTTGCTTGTTCTATTCTATTCTTTAAAGCATTTATAGCTAACTCAACACCACTATCAGCAATATTTTTTAATACATCTCCTGCTCCGGAAAAAAATCTAAAAATTCCCATACTATCTGCAACAATTTTAGTTACAGCTTTGAATATGTCATTAAATGTATCTAAAGTAATTCTTGCTGTGTCAAATACCGTAGTTGCGCTATATAAAGCTGAACTAAAACTACCTAACCCACTGATAGATCTACCTAAACTACTACCGAAGGTAGTCATTGCTTTTATTACAGCTTGCTCACGCTCCTCACGCTTCTGTAATAACTCATTTTCAATTGTTCTTGCATTTACATTTTTTAAAGTACTATTTGCTGCAGCTTGGTTGGCATTGTTAACTTGAACAAGTCCAGCTAATAAGTCATTAAATGCATTGCCAGTTATTTGTAAACTGTTTGCAAGCTGTTGAATTTGGTCGTCAATTGCTGCCATATTTCTAATTTGTCCAGTATTTTTTGGATAAGTACTAATATTATTTATCGGATCAATTATAATGACTGACAGTTCAACAAATCCATTACGCCAATACTTTAGACAGCCACAAATTTATATAAAACTACCCAGTAAAGGTAGGTTTTATCCCACTGGCAGTTTGGAAATGCCACCTAATAACGAATTAGCCGTATTTTCCATGACTGCAAAAGATGAAATATTATTTAAAACACCAGATGCTTTAATGAACGGCCAAGGAACAGTTGAGGTAATACATAGCTGTATCCCTTCTATTAAAAATGCATGGGAAATGCCCATGGTAGATTTAGATACAATTTTAATAAGCATTAGACAAGCTACATATGGCAACTCTATGGAATTTTTTAGCATCTGCCCACATTGTAAAAACAAAAATGAGCATGCTATTAATCTTAGTGCAATTATTGACAAATTTAATGTATGCCCAGACTATGATACTACCATAAAAATAAATGATCTAGAGTTCTATTTAAAACCACAAAACTATAAAACTTATAATAATTTAAGTATGAAATTGTATGAACAACAAAGATTACTGGCTATAGTTGGTGATGAAAAAATCTCAGAAGATGAAAAAACAAAACAATTTACTGAACTATTCAACAGGCTATTAACTTTAACTGTAGATAATTTAAGTAAAGCTGTCAGTGCCATAAAAATTAATGCTAATAATACAGAGCAAGTGGTGACCAATGAAGCATTAATTCAGGAATTTTTTACAAATTGCGAAAAAAATATATGGGAAACAGTAAAGCAAAGAATAGAAACTATTAATAAAGAAATAGAACAACAAAAAGTTGTTAAATTAATTTGTCAAAATGAAGAATGTGAAAAAGAATATACCACTGAGTTAAATTTTGAGACTAGTCATTTTTTCGAATGAGGCTTTTGAATCTAAGTAATGAAAAAATTGTTGAGTTATTAGATGAAATGGATTCAGATTCAAAAGCCATTAATAAAAATTTAATTGAAATGTGTTGGTATATGAGAGGTGGGATTACATATAGTGAAATAGTACATCTTAGTCCCATGGATAGAAAACATATTATGGAATTAATTAAAAGTAATATGGAAACCACAAATAAATCGGGCCTCCCATTCTTTTAAATTACTATTGTTATTAGGGAGATGTACTTCGTACATCTATAACTTTCACTTCGTTCAAGTTATATTTTTTTTCTTTTCTAATGATTCATCCAGATTAATCTGCCACAATTCGCCCGTCCGCCGGGCGAAAAGAGTTGTGCTTCATCCGAGTTGCACCACCATCTACCAAAGTCTTTCACTGTATTGTATACAGAACGGAGGCGGTTGACCTGTACCCCCTTAAACAGCATTCGCATCTATCAACGGTACCCTAGTGATCTGTGGTTAGACCAGATCCTATGAGTTGAGGTTGTATCTTTTTCACAGAGCCTCGATCATTTAAGCCTTAAGTTAGCCATGACCTTTGGCACCCAAGTTCTGATGGCAACGAGCCTTACCTCGGCAATCTCAATGGGAGTCGAGCAACCTCGACCAAACAGCGCCTATTTACTTACAAAGAAGCCTAAATTGTTCTTGATTATTATTAATGAAAAAATTAAGATCTAAAAATGCCCAAGTGCCATGATTTTTACTATTGTATATTATATGTGAGCCTAAATTTAAATTGACTTGGTGTCTGATTTGAATTGCTGTATATGTGCCTTTACGATTAAACTTCATGAATAAAATGTTGAAATCACCTTGATCAGCTACTTCCATACATTGATCGATCCATGTGTCTAAAACCTTAACTGTGCCTGTAAATAGTTGGTGAAAGGGAAAATCTGCATAACTTTTGCATTCTGCATTCATTTTGCTGAAACTTTCCCCTGGAACTATGTCACCCTTAAATGCCCTGATTTGACCTTGATGTAATATTTCTTTTCGTACCTTGTTTGACCCGCCCACATATGCCCCACTGCTGGGCGCTCGAATAAAAGATTCACCAAATGTAGTAGATAACATTTGTGCTATCTCTCGCTCGAAACTGCCGCCCTTGGCTTTTTGTGGACTTGTCATATGTTAATTTATGTCTAATAAAACTTTATTAAAATTATCTTATTTCTATGTCTGAACTATACCTAGTAAAGCCATTTTCCTTAATAACAGTAAGAATATTGCCCACCCGCCCTGCTAGTTCGTCTTTATGACTTACTAACCATATGCTTTTTTGCATTTCCCTACTCATTTTCTTTAAAATTGCTAAACTGTTCTCTACACCTGCACTATCCATACCACTATCGATCATTTCATCAATGAACAATAAATTGATCGGTGTATATAAACTTTCCCAAACATCTCTGAACGCAAAACTTAAACTTAATACTAGCCTATTACGCTCTCCCCTGCTTAAATTTCCAAAATCTAACTCTCTGCCCAATTCTTCAATATTTACAGTAAGGTCATTTTGGAACTTTACTACATGTGGTAAACCAATCCTATCCAAATAGTTCTGCAATCTAGCATTTAGATAGTTTAAGTTCTGGTCAATAATCTTTTTACGAATAAAACTATCTTTGTTTGTTAATAGTTTTAATAAAAACTCCTGATGCTCTTTAATTGTAGTTAACTCATTAATAGTATCGTACCTAATTTCAATCAATGCAGTTTCACGCATTTCCTTAATCTGTTCTTCATAGGGATCTTGTTCTTGCTCTTTTGCTTTAATTTGATCTAACAAATTAGACATACTGCTTCTATGAGTAACTGCATCAGATTCGGATTCGTAAAATGTTGTAGGTTCTTTTCCAGCCATACCTAATTTTTGTCTAGCTAGCTCTAAATCTACTAGATTTGCCTCAAGCTCAACAATTATACTTTTGGAATTTGTCAATTGTTGTTGTTTACTAACTAATGCTGTTTCTTGTTTTTTACTATGAAACTTTTGCTCACAGCTTGGGCATTTATGATTTTCTAAACTGATGATATCAGTAGTTAAAGTCTTGAAGTTTAATTTTTCCCTATCCAGCTCTTTGGTTAAAGTTTTAATGGCAGATTGATTGTCTTCAATATTTTTAAGTTTATCCTTATACTTTTGTTTAGCTTTATGTGCTTCTAGTTCTTTTTCAATGTCCAATTTAGCTAAATTGTTATAAGCCAAAGTTAAAGTTTCAATTTCCTCAGCGTGTTTTTTTAACCAAAGAGTTTGTCGTTTTTCTAAGCTTTTTATTTGTTCTTTAATGCGTTCATTACTATCTATAATACTTTTAATTTTATATTCTTCTGTAGTAATAGCTTCTTTAGTAATGCGATTTTGTTCTTTTAGGCTTTCTGACTTTTCACTTAGTAATGTAATTCCCAATAATTGTTCAATAATAATTCTTTGATCTTGTGATTTTAATGATAAAAATGGCTCAGTGTAAGTGTTTAACGCAATAATATGTTTGAACATATCATGTGATAACCCTAACAATTTTTCAATATCATGTTGGGTTTCTCTACTATCACCCTGACTGTTATCGTCTTTACTATCTTGCTCTTGATTATTAATATAAAATTTAAGAATATTGGGCTTGCGTCCTCGTTCTATTTTATAAGATTGGCCTTGAACTTCAAACTCAACACAAACTAACATGTTTTTGCCATTAGTTTTATTAATCAAGTTGTCTTTTTTAATACTGGTCAATGCTTCACCAAAGAAGGCATAACTTAGTGCATTTACAATAGTTGTTTTGCCTGTACCGTTTCTGCTGCCAGAATCATCGCCACCTAGATCTAGATTTTCTCCTAATACTAAAGTAAGAGACTCACGGTCAAAGTCAACACCTTGAGTGGCATTGCCTATACTCATAAAATTCTTAATGCTAAGATTTTTAATTTTTAGCATTTTATAGATTCCTATAAATGTCTAACAATAATTTACTATCGTAATGTTCACTACTAATTGCAGTTAATTGATTGGTTACAATTTGATCTACACTTTCAAATTCTACATTGCCTTGTATTTCATATTTTTCTAAATCTGGATTTTTATTAGGCATAAGTGTTATTTCTCTTAATTTATGCGAATCTATAAATGTTTCTTTAATAAAATTCGCTTCCTCATAACTAATATTAATATCCAAATTCACTCTGACATGCATTTTGGGTTTAAGTAATTGATCTGAATTTTCTAAAATAGAACTTAAATTATAAACTCTATAAGTGGGTTGATCAGGCCAGGCGTGATATTCGGGGGATTTATCCCATTCCAAAATCATTACACCACGAGCATCATCACCAGCATCAGCATAGTTGTGTGGAAAACAGTTACCAATATAAGTGATATTCTTATGCTCTTGTCTTTTATGAAAATGTCCGGTGAATACATGATTAATGTTATTAAAATGTTCTCTTTTTAGTTCACCGTGGTCTGGCATTTGTACCATAGCATTCATATAAAAATGTGGTAGTTCAAAGTGTCCAAACATATATTTGCCCTTCAGTTTGGGAATTTTTTTATGATCATCTCCAATTAACCATGGGGCAATTACAACATCGCCTTCTGTAAACCAATCGTTACATAATTGCAAATTTGGTAAATGTCGAGCCCATTGTACACTTTGAATGTCTCGTTTATCACGATAATAAAGATCATGATTGCCAGGAATAAAGAATACTTGTGAAAAGTTATCGTTTAGTGCTTCTAACGCATTTAAACTATAATTTAATGTTAGTATATTGATGCTGGCACGATTATTGTGCCAATCACCAAGACATAAACATGTTTCACAATTATACTGTTTAGCAATAGATATGGCCCAATTAATAAAGTCTTTACAGTCTTCATTATGAACCACACTATTGCTTTTTAAACCAAAATGCACATCAGTTAGAACCAATGCTCGTTTAAATAGATTTGCCATGTGGGAATTATAACAATTTATACAACAAAAGTCTATACAAATTCAAATATTTTTTTAAAATCATTCTTCGTAATATGATCCAGTATTTGAATTTTGCCGTGTATAACTAGGATTTAAATTATTAAGTTCTAGAATGTCATCACGCAAATTCTGATTACGCTTTTCAATATTCAATACTCTTGTAAATGAATTGGTAATAGCTGCAGTATAATAAGCAAAAGGATTAGAGCTTTTGGACTCGTCAAACTGTAAACTCC